GATGATGAATTTGGCGATGAAGAACTAATAGATGGCGGTGAGTCAATGGATGATGAAGCCATCGAAGACGGTGATGAACTCGCTGACGATGAAGAATATGTGGATGAAGAATCGGCCGATGATGAAATGTCTGACGATGACGAGTATGAAGACGAATCGGACGATGACAACATCGATACTGAGGACGAAGACGAAGATTTTGACGGTCTTAATGAAGACAATGATATAACGGACCCTAGCAAGCCCAAATATCATAAACAAGCTGAAGAAGACCCACGCACAGATGTAAAACCGAAGGTCAACAAGCGTAAGGACGACGAATCAGTCGAGGGAATCGGCGATCGTGACGATCTTGACAATATTGACCTTTAAGGAGCAAATAATGATACCTAGTCGAAGAACATCGTGTTTTCAGAATCGAAGAGTCATAGCAGAAACAGGCGTAATCCCTGCCGGCATGAAGCTGATCAGGGATACTCATGAATTTAAGATTTTAGATAGGAAGAACGCTATCAAGGAAGATCGCAATGGCAATGGTACTCCTGTGCTGCGAGTGACAGGTCTTATCCAGATGGGCGATCAACCTAACGGAAATGGTCGATACTATTCTACCAATGAAGTATTGGCGCCCGCTATCAAGCAAATCCAAGAAGATATCAAGGCAAGAGCTGTCCTTGGTGAATTCGATCATCCTAGTGATGCTAAGATTCACCTAGACAGAGTAAGCCATTTGATGACTAATGTTTGGATGGAAGGCCGAAAGGTTTATGGGGAAGCAGAAATACTTCACAAACTACCTTGCGGTGCTTGTTTGCGCGGCCTATTCGAGCATAAAGTAAGAGTCGGCATCAGCTCTCGTGGTGTTGGCGATATGGAAGTTGTTAGCGAAAGCAATGGCCAAGAAACTTATAGGGTTCTACCAGGGTACACTTTTGTAACTTGGGATGCAGTGGCTGAACCTAGTGTTAATGGTGCTATTCTTAATATCCAAGAAGATCTTAAGAAGAGAATGTCGCCATTAAAGGCTATGAAAAAGAAATTTTCGCCATCTGTTTATCAAAATATGGTGGTCGAAGAGATTAATAAATTCTTTGGTCTTTCATAAATTGCGTTTTTTGTCAAAAATAATTTCAGATCAACGTTTAGGAGTATAATGATGGAAGCTTTCGCTGAATTAAAAGATTTACTGCAAAAAGCTGGGGTTCAACCAGAATTTACAGGAAGGATTATCGAATCCTTAGAATCTTACAAATCAACTATCAAAGAATCTTTGGAGGCAGAATTTGTCACCAAGATAAGCAAAGCCAAAAAGATTTGCGTTGAAGAAACCGAAACGTACAAACGTGATTTGGCTCGACGCGTACAAATATTTTGTGAAACCAAGGGTGCCGCTATCGAAGCTCAGCTTCGAAAGCAGTCAGTATCTTCAGAGTCCAAAAGTACCAGCAAGCTCAATAAAATTGCCGCTCTTGTAGAAGGCGTCGAGCTGAATGTTGGAAACGATGGCAAGCTGAGGACTAGTTTTGAAGCTGCAAAAGCCAAAATTAGGCAACTTGTTGAGTCCCGAGATAAGGCCAATGAATTAGCGAACAAGCAGACTTCTATTGCTCGCAAAATTTTAGCTGAATCACAGGGGCTTGAATCTGAGAATATCAGACTCAAACGTATGTTGGTTGGTACTAAAACGTTTACTGAGAACAGAGCTCCCAAAGTTAGCAGGCCTAACCTGTTGCCAAGGAAGAGTCTTTCCCAGAACGCTACTACCACCAGGCCAACATTAGTAGAAAGCCAAGACCCATCCACTCCACCTAAGCAACCTGCTATTGTTGCCGGTGGTTATAATATCAATAGCATTGCGGCTAATCTTGACGAGAACCTAATCTAATTCTGAGGAGAATTTTTTAATGTTGAATAAGTCTAATGGCCAACATTTGGCCGGCGGCCAAAACCGTTTTATCACCGAATCTGCCGATCTTCACCGAGCAGCAGTGCTCAACGAAGGTCGTAAAAACACCTTGGTAAAGAAGTGGACTCCAGTTCTTTCCAAGTGCCGTGAAGTTGCGAAGAGCAAATTCGGCCTCATGGCGTCTATCCTCGAAAATCAATTCAATGCTTGGAACCCAGGCAACCGATCGATGATTCTCGAAGATCAAACCACTACTGCAAACATTGCGGACTTCACCCGCTTTGCATTGCCCCTCATCCGAAAATCCTACCCTAAACTCATCGCTGATAACCTTGTTGGTGTTCAGCCCATGAGTCAACCCGCTAGCTTGATATTCTATATCAGGTATCGTTATGCTCTTACCAAAGGCCAAACAGTAGCTGGCACCCAGATCATGCGCCAGAACACAGCTCAGAATTTCTCACGAAATAATGGCTGGGCACTTGATCCTTATTATTCTTCCCAAGAAGTTAAGGGTGAAGACGCGACCATCAATGGTTCGCTTACTGGTGTTAGTGGAACTTTGAGCCATCGTCCAGTTCTTGCTGGCACCGTGGTTGTTGAAGTCTTCCCTAGCGAAGCAGCAGCTAACCCCAATTGTGATGATCCAACACCTTGCCTCCGAGTTGGTTTCGACTCTACTGGCGCGGTTGATGTGGTTCTGATCGGCGATTGCACCGATTTCACCAGCATTCTTGCTGTTGATACCGGCAATTCCTCTTTCAATCACAGCACCGGTGTTGTAACCGTATCATTGCAATCCGGCTCGTTCCCAACTGGGTCTGTAGCACGCGTTAACTATGAGTACGATCTCGAAGCTAACCCCTTCCAGCCAGAAGTGACCTTGAGCATTGACAGTGACAGCGTTGCTGCTGTTACCCGTAAGCTCAAGACCAGCTGGTCATTAGAAGCTGCTCAAGATCTCAAATCAGTGCATAACATTGATGCTGAGAGCACCTTGACTGATTTAATGGCTGACGAAATGGTTGCAGAAATCGACCGCGAAATCATCAATGACTTGATTATCGCTTCTTCGATTCGCGCTACCCATAACTTCGCCACTGCAGCTGGAGCTTCAGTTAACTTTACTGATCGTAACATCGCGTTGCTTTATAAGACACTCGAAGTTGCGAACATTATCCACAGAACCACTCTTCGTGGTCCTGCTAACTGGGCTGTTATGAGTTCCGATATTGCTTCCAAGTTCGAGCAGCTTAACGATTTCCGTGCAAGCGATGCTCTTACGACCGATGGCATTGATATCGGTATCATGAACATTGGTACCATCCAAGGCAAGATCAGGCTCTACAAAGATCCTCTCTTCCCTAATTGTAAGATCTTGCTCGGCTTCAAGGGTAATAGTGTATTGGATGCTGGTTATTTCTATGCTCCTTACATTCCTTTGCTTAGCACTCCTACTGTTCTTGATCCTAATAGCTTCACACCTAACAAGGGCATCATGACCCGATATGGTAAGAAGTTGATCGAAGATGGTGGCTTGTACTACGGCGTGATCAACGTTTCTAACCTCTAAGACTAGATTCTATAATAAGAATCGGTTAAAAACAAGAACCCGAGCCGCAAAGCTCGGGTTTTTTTGTATACCAGTATCTGCTTGCGTTAATTAACTGCAAGAAAAGATAAATAAGTAATGTGGTATCGTCCGCTTTTTATTTGGGGCTGCATAATGAATTTGTCAATTATATTAGAAAGCCAATTCAATTATTTAAACAAGAAATATGGCGAACAAGTAGGCGAAGCTAATGTTAATGCTGCGATAAATCTAGATGCTAAGAACGCTGAAAAATTATTATTTGGTTTAGCCACTAATGTTATTACCGAATTAACACCAGAAGCTATTTCATTAGTTCAAGAACTAGATCCTTTCGCTAAGCAAACCCAGAAATCCGAAGGTCATATTAGATATGAACAGATGCAAAAAAGAGCCCAAGGATTAAGTAGAAGATACTATCAGTGGATTCTAAAAGTATGGAAAGAAGCTCAAGAAGAAATCCCAATAGAAAATGGAATATTCGATTATTTCGAAGCGAATGAGATGGACTTGGAGGATATAAAGGATCTATCATTAGAAAGAGCCATAGCTAGCTCTCAGGAATGGCATGAAAGAATTCAGTCCATAGAAAATAATTATGGTGTCTACAAGCATGGTATCGACACTGAAGGCACGGTCACCGTTGGTCCTTGGTTTTTTGTCCCACTACATAAGGATGATGCAGAATTAGAAGGTAGACTGATGCAAAATTGTATCAGGGGATATATATATGATACTCCAGGCCAGTCGGTTATGAGCATGCGAAATGCTAATAATAGGCCATTTGTTGATATAAGAATTATTGATTATGATAAAGTGTCAGAAATAAAAGGCCGTCAAAATAGACAGCCGGTCCCTAAATATCAAAAGGCTGTGCTAGAATGGTTAGCCTCTACGAAATATAAAATCTCTGGACATGATTTTTATCAGATTTTAGAAGAAAATCCAAAATATGTCTCTAAATTCATAGATAGGATCGATTGGGATATAGACTTTTTTAATAAATTCTCAAAATATATGGCAGAGGATAAAGCTGATGAAATAATGCTTAAAATAGTAAGCAAGAATATGCCGTTAATTTTAGATATAGACATCAGCAATATGAGATTTAACACTTTAAAGCATATTTATACTAAATTAACTGGTACTGGATACCAGCTTAAACTATTTAATAAGATGATAAGTAATTACACAGCATTCGAACCTAAAGGAATTGGGCAAGAACAATGGCTTGAATTAGCAGGCACAGACAACGCCTGCCTCGCATCGTACCGAAGCGTTTTTGAACCAGAGTCATTTTTGGAAACTATTTTAAAGTTGCCTTTATCTGAATTTCATCTACTATATAGCCGATATATTTTAGCGCTTTCTAATTTTAATGCAGTTAGTAGTGCACTGACACCTTATGCTGATCATATATGCAAGGCTACAGCAACTGGTTCTGCTGGCGACGCAAGGAATGGCTTATATCCGGAAACTATATTGTATTGTATCCCAGTTGATGATTTATATAATCTTTATAATGACATGTGCTTTAATGAATCATATAATGTAGAGGTTTATCGGAATATGGCCGGAAAGTTGTTACAGTTTTATTATGATATAGCCAGAACCAATAGTATTATCGCATCCAAGCAAAATTCTATCGATATATCAAGAATCATTGTGCCATTTTTGAACAGCCCACATGCTTCGGTTAGCACTAGCTATATCGATCTTGCTTTGAATAATATTCGAAAGTTAGTGTTTAGCCTTGACCACGATCAGTTAAGATATTTATATGAAAATTTACCTCAAACGGGGTCTTCTATGGTGAAAAATAAGACGGTTAAAGCTATTAGAATTTTAATAAAGACGATCTTAAACATTAATGAGTACGATGAAATAACACAGATTGATGTGGCTAGAGAGACTCGAGATAAAGACACTCTAGTAAAACTAGCTCAGAGCGCGCATCAAGACACAAAACAAATCGCGACGAGACGTTTGAGACGGATTGGACGTTTGGAGGCTTTAACTTAAAGTAAACCCATGAAAATTAAACAAATATTAACAGAAGCCACTGTAAGTAGGCACGATCTCGATCGGCTCAAGCGCGGCATGGCTCAGATGCTAGATAAATTAGAGAAGGCGATAGACTTTAAGGATTCTAGCAATCAGAGCATGGCCGATCATCATATATCGAGTATGATAAATTCGATTTTGTCTGAAAAAGATTATATTCTAAGGCATGCCAGATCTCAAGAAGACATAGATGCAGCGATAGAAGCTGAACAAAGAGCAGCCCAGGAAGCAAGAGAATATGAAGAAAAGAGATTACAAGGCATAGAGCAAGCTAAAAATAAGCTTTTAGCAACGAAGGGTTCGCCTGATTGGATTAAATTTAAAAAATTCGTTCTTAGTGATAAATTAAAACTACCAGCCGACCCTAATAATTTAAAGAAGGGTAATCCTAGGAGAATAATCGAGGTTACTCCAAAGAATATCGATGTTCTTAGGCCTAACGCTACGATCGAGCGAACACCAATTGCAGAATTAACTACGCCAGAATCACTTGACCAATTTGCCAGAAAGACCACGGAAGAGGTAACAGCTGATTATGCTAAATATTCGAACTATATAAACAGTTTGAAATATCTGAGCGATGAGGGCATTTCTTATAGATGGCGAGATATTGGGGCAGGTTTTAAACTCCAAATCGACGATAAAGATTTTAATAAAGTCTATAATATAGCGGTCTATGAGACCGGCGGCGGTAGTATCGAATTTAATAAACCCGGCACAGTCGATTTTATTAGAAGTTATAGTACGCCAACCATGGAATTAAGCTTGGATCAAATGTCCGAAATAAAACATATCGGTGAAATGTACAATTACTTAGCTGAACGAGAAATAGTCGATAATTATCGAAGTATCAAAGATGTTAGGCCAGTAGGCACCGGTTCAATATTATTTAATATTTATGGTATAGCGACAGATATAAATTCTGCTGATATACACAGTGCTGGCGATCTGGCAAAAGAAATTTATACACAATCATCTAAACCCGAAGCGTATAATACGTATAACTAGGAGCTGGTAAATAACTATGAAAATAGCTATGTTATTAGAAACTAGTATCGCCAAGCCTACCATGATCTATTGGGATGGTACAGGAAAAGTAAAGATCGCTTTTCCTAACGGTAACATTTATCAGTATTTAACAGGCGATGGGCGTGTTGGTGAAATAAAACGACGATATGCGAGAAACGCTGGGCAAATGGTCAAGAAAATAGAGCAGTTAACATCTGCTAATCGCAAGACACCTACGTTGATAAATAGATAATATCTTTTGGCAGGAGATCATAATGTCAGAAATTCCTTACTATTTATATGATGGGTATGAAAACAACAAGATATGGGGAAACACGGACGTTGTTTTTACCTGTCAGAGATATAGTAAGCATCTCTTAAATATCGAAAAAGGTGGTTACTGTTCTTTGCACTATCATACTCACCGATCAAATGAATTTATAGTAAAGACAGGCAATTTAGAAATCATCGAATTCTATGGTCCAGAAAAGAAGCATCACATTTTAACCGATGGTAATAAGCTGGTTGTACCGTCTCTCGTTCCCCATCTTTTTTATGCCCATGAAGAAACCGTGGCTTGTGAAGAATATTTCCCAGATCGAGGTGGGATCGTAGATGATTCAGACATCGTCCGTCTGACACTTGGTGGAAAAGATACCTATATGGCTATGATGGATAGATTATATAAGAGGTTTAATAATACGATAAGGTCTTAATAATTAGTGATATTATTAAACCATTTATAACGGAGTCAGATATGAAGAATGATAAGTATGATGTAAATGACATCGCAAAATTTTTAACTGAAGACCCGAATGTCTTTGCTGATCCTAATAAAAACGAACACGATGAAAATGAACACGAAGCCGCTGGTGGCTCTGGCCCCGCTACAGCGCCAGTAAAAGAACCCAAAACAAGGCCAAGTACGCCATCTGTTAATCCTACCCCTCAGCCAAAGCGTTCACCATTTGTAACCCCAAAGGAAGCCCCAGACGGTAAGCCTAAAGCAAGACAGGCTAGCGGGCAGAGCATTCTAAAAGAATCCTTTAAAGTATTCACACATCCAAGAACACAAGAAATGTGGGAAAAGGGCCATCCAGGCGTATCGTTCACAGACCATGAAATGGTCAAAAAACATGGTTCTAAATTAGCAGAACAAGGATATAATGACAGTAATAGCACATTGTTTAAAACATTCCCAGAATTAAAAGATCTACCTCCTGATCGTCGGCGTCAACAATTAGGTCAGCTAACAGGCCGAGCTCTACAAAAAATGATGTCACTAGAACAGCCATTTAAAAAACAATTAGAAAAGATAGCAGTCAGAGCAGTTGCTAAATTATACGGATGCCCCGAAGAGACTCTAAAAGCATTTCTAAGACAGCCACAGCCTGAGTCAGATGAAGCGGAAGAAAATGAGAGTGGCGACGAAAAAGTAGAAATGACTCCTGAGCTGCAAGAGCAAGTTGGTAAGCGCCACATGATGAATCTACTTTCGCAAGGCTCAGCTATTCACAATATGCATAATGGGCATTTTGAAGAGGAAGTGATGGACGCGGTTGGCCGCTTATCGCCAGAGCTGCAACAATTATATTCGGCTTTTGGTAGAGGTGCATCACATCACTACTGGATTTATGATTTAAATATGATGCTCGGTGCGTCTCTAGGGCAGGCTATGGGAGTGGCTAAGGTAAAAGGCGATACGGTTCAAGCCGAAGCCGCTTGCTTTCCAGTATTACTGCAGGAACTAGTTAAAGGCTTAATGACTTTAATATCTAAACACCAATTTGGAGGCATGGATCCGAAGGTTTCTAAAGAAGTGGTCAGATTGGCAGACACTTTGGCTAATGAATTCCCGCAAATCCAGATTGGGCCTAAGATTTGGAAGGAATTATTATCTATAATACCAGCGGAGCATAAATCAAAGCTTGCACATGTGGTTATGCATATGGCTTCAGCCCATCCTAAGGAACTGCATGTTATAATGATGGGTCTTGCAGATAATATGGCTGAAGGTCGCCCATCTAAAGGCACGACAACAGAGCAGGCTCTAGCAGAATTGCTCGAAAGATCAATGCGCGAAGAGGATAGCGACGAAAATGAAGCCGGATATCAAGAAGACTACAATGACAGTGACGAAGAGCTTGATGATGATGAACGCCACTCTGGCGATGACGATGAAGAAGAGGGGAATGAAAGCTGGAGGTAGAAATGGATAAGCCTGAAGACGATTCAGAGTATCAGGAATATGAAATTGAAGCCACCACCAATTTATATGGGATACACTATAAATTATATGGAAGAAATGGCAAGATCCTTATAGAGATGGAGAATAATCTTGTAGGCAAGGATGTCACAGAGATAATCGAAGAACTAAAATATAAATTATTAGGTGTCGAATTAAACGGTAAGAGCGACAACGGCAAGGATGTCTTTGAGGTCGCCGAACGCCTAGAAATATGTAATGCCGAATTTATAGCTCCTATCCACGGCCTCACCGGCATGGCTTTAAAAGCCTTTGCTGAGTATTATAAAGATATGAGGCAGGAGTCTGATGATCAGGATAGTGATTCCTGACAATCCTGCCTAATAGCAGGAGGTCGGTATTATGTATGGAGTTATTTTTCTGGCTGTCGCAGCAGCGGTTTCACAAGATTGTTTTTACGATCAAATTAAAGCCAAACAAATCATATTTGGGTTACCTAAAGTAGAGTCTGAAAGCCTTTCTAAGATACTCTTCTCTGATCAGATAAAATTTTATGATACTGAAACGTTACCGATGGCCTACCAAGACTTCCGTGGCTCTTTGAGGGGCATCCACAGCCCTCTCTATAACATTAGTGCCAATCGTTCAGAGCCACATGGCAATGGCAATAAAGAATTCCCATGGGGTAAGCCAGCTGGGACGCACCGCACAGACGGCGTCTCGACTATTAAATTTATGAGCCTTCCTAAATTAGAAGGAAAAACCGTTCCTATAGCATACGAATATATAGCCAATGATGGGTATAATTGGATATATCCTAGAGGAACAGTTTTTGGGGAAATACTATACCAAAATGGTGATTGCTTTGAAATAAGAACACGTACTAAGAGCAAAGAGATATGGATTATTGACACTTTACGGCCTTATAACAATGCTAGTGAACTGCGCGAGCAAATCGCGAAAAATTTTCCTGAATATAAGAAAGACGATGAGCTTCTAAAGCTTTATTTAGATTCTGATAAGGTTAATAAGGATTATATGATTCTCGAGGATTCACAGCCAAATCGTAGAGTTTTTATATCAAAAATCCAACGTGTCATTCTGCCCGGCATTGCAAAAGAAAAGGCGGTAAGTTTATTAAAGAGTAGACCATTTCGCTCTGCAGTCGGTACATCATGGACTGGTAAATCGGACGGACCAGCTACAGTCACGGTTGAAGAGGGCTATGGTATCGTGCCGGTTAAATATGACGCTGATTTTATCGAAGTCACAAGTAAATCATGCGCTAGATGTCACGATTCCACCAATAAACACGTTGATAATTTCGATTTTACTAGAGATTGGTATGGAAAAATAAGAGGTAGCGATGGTATTTTCTCTTTTCACATATTCGATAAGAATTGCATTAGCTACAATGGCATAGGGGCTGGTGTTACGATTAATAGCGATCTTGAAGAAAGCGGTTATATTATTCGTAAGTCTAAAGCGATAAATAGCGATATTTATTTTGATGTTAATGGGCGATAAGGTCAAACCATTTAGTATCGCCTTCTTTAGGGGGCAAGAGCCAATCTAAAATCTCTTGCTCCTCTTTTTCTAAATTAAACATCAGATCGGTTTTTATACCATTGCACAACCAGAAATAGGTTTTATGGTCTTCGGTGGTCATAAAAAATCGTCTTCCACGTATGTTATTGATTTTAGTGACTGGCTCATCAATATTTGAAACATCACGCATAATGATTTTAATTGGGCCGTCTACGATTTCTCTCTTTTTAAATAGTGTTTTTAAGCCAATGACACACAGATTATTAAAACTTAATGGTATGGGGTTTCCGTCAGGCCATGAAAATTTCACATCTGTCTTGATGATTCCGTTATCGGTCTTAGGCTCGTTCGAGACCGACAGAAGCACTTCTAATGTTCTCATTTTGATCTCCGTCACTTAAATATAATCAGAGGATCTATTAATGCATTCCAAATTGAATACAGACATATGGGTTAATAATCGGTTACGCCGAGAAGTTCGTGAAGCTTTATTGAAATTGTCGCACCGCATACTCAGGGACTCAAAAATTCCAAAGGATAAAATAACCGACATAATATTTACTGGTAGTTTGGCTGGATATAATTATACTAGTCATTCTGACCTAGATCTTCACTTTATAGTAAAGTTCGATGAATTAGATATCGGGCAGACGTATGTAGAAGAATTTCTTAACCAAATAAAGACCATATGGAATGACAAGCATAATGTAGATGTGCTTAGTTATGATGTTGAAGTCTATTTTCAAGATGTAGATGCCGAACTAGTGGCCAGCGCTGTTTACAGCTTATTAGATGATGCATGGATAAAAAGCCCCAGCCCATATAAGATAGTGGAAAGACCTTCAAAGTATAAATATTATAAGATCAAAAAAATTATCGAGGATCTTTTAAAGTTAGAACCAAGTCGAGATAATATGGCGTATATCGAACGCGTGCAGGAAAAAATAGCTAGATATAGATTATGTGGCCTAGAAAGCTCAGGCGAAATGGGCACTGAAAATCTGACATATAAAAAATTAAGAGCAAACGGATACATAACAAAAATGCATGAGATTGGTGATAAATTATATGACAAATATTACTCAGTCGGAAAAACCCGACATAAGATATGAAGACACGCCGAAATATTTATACCCTTTGGCCGAAAAGTTATCACAAATCGACAGAAATTGGCCAATAAAGACTATTTATGATACCTTAGTTAATATAATAAAATATCTAATCCAATACCATGATATGGATGACGCCTGTGATTTTTATGATGCTTTAAGAAGAAGCACGTTTGAAGAGAATATACATGGAACATACTTTAGAAGATATATAAGATTAATTCGCCATAAGGTCTATATCAATATGACGAGGAAAAGAGTGTTAGTCGATAGAAGAATATTGGAGCAAATTCCGCTGCTGATTATAGGATATTTCATCGAAAATAAATTGTCGGATCGTGTGATTACAGAAAATAAATAGAACGGAGGGATTATGCCAATACCACATAGAGATGATGATGAAGATTTCGAATTCTTTGGCGATGATGAAAATCCCGAAGACGACTATTCTGACTTCGAAGACATAGACGAAGATGATCTCGAAGGCGAAGAAGATGATGATGATTATATAGACGAATTAGACGAAGAATACGAATAAACAAGAGAATTTAAATGGTCGATAATTTATTACCACAATACCCGTATGATGGTCAAGTATTTATTGACTATTCTAGAGATACTAGATGGGTTTATAATAAATCTAATGATCTATGGGAACGACAAGGCGTTGCTGAGTCTCCAGAAGTAGCATCTTCAGAAATTATTGGTTATCTAAACAAGATCGATAAAGCCTTTATAGATACTATTCAGACCGATACGCCTGGTAGTTTTTCAATTATTGTAGACCCTAAAGCTGGCTTAACTGGTATCGGAGCCGACGGCACTATCTCTGGTAATATAACATTAGTTAGCGATTCTTTAGATATTACTTGTTCCGTCTTTACACCAGTCGGTAAGGCACCCGACACCGCTAACTGTTCGCCGTCGAAGGCAATTCTGGTTCCAGATGGACCAACTCCTCCTGCTCTTAATTTTTCGTTAAGCGATAATTTTTTAAATGCTTTAACGATTGATCTGCCAGGATCTAAGGGCGACACAGGCCCTAAAGGTCTAGAGGGGCCGCCGGGGAAGCACGGCTTTGACTACCTAGGTCCACCGGGCGTGGACGGTAGAATAGGACTAAACGGTAAGACATATTTCAACCTAAATGGCATCTTATATAAGGATCTACCTAATGAATTGTCTGATAGTGCCGTAGTCGATTTAAACCTGCTTGGTTTTGAGGGCGGCGGGCATCAGATGATTTTTACAAAGAGTGAACTAGATATACAGAATGGTGCTGCTAATAAACTTTCTGCTTCATTATTACAGCGGTATTTGCGTTACCCAGCAGACGCAAGAGATTGCAATGAAGTTAAACTCAGTGATTGGTTACTTCAGCAGCCAGCAGGTGATTATACCAGGCTTGATTTAACAGTGTTAAGGCTGCCTACGGGAGCTTCGAATTCTACTGATGTGCCAGTCCAATTCGATTCTAGTTTATCGTTGTCAGATTATATCGATGCCGTGGTAAATGAATATCAGACTAGCTTAAATAAGATAGACGCAGAACTTGGTTCACGGGCTAAAGAATATATAACAGGTATTGATAATCAAGCCAGAAAAATACTAGCTGATCTATCACAAAAACTTAGTGATGCAGAATTTGCCTTACCCGCACAAGACTTTTGCTTAACATTTTCATGCGGTAAGGAAATAAAATATCCTGACCCAACGCCGACTCCAACCGCACCACCACCTACACCAACGCCAACAGCTACACCAGTGCCGCTTATGCCGCCTCAGCCACCAACCACACCAACGCCTGTCTTTCCTCCGGCACCTCCTCCGACGCCTGTGGTTCCTCCGCCATATGTTCCGACACCGACACCGACGCCGCTAACGCCTACGCCGATCGTTAATCCTCCACCGCCACCTTCCCCACGCGGAGCGCGCGGCACTTTACCGCCAGCGCAGGGAAATATTTCGGTTGCTAATTCGAGAGTGGTTACACTAAATAATAAGAACTGGTTTTATTTAACATGAACAATACTAAATTTCCAAATAATCCCTCAGATGGGCAGATATATGAGCTTGAACCAGGCATAATCTATCAGTACGATGCTAGAATGCGGACATGGAACGAGCTTTTATCTGAGACGAAGATTTTAGAATTAGCCACCATCTATCGTGATGGTGCTATGTCAGCTCTAGATTTTAAAAAGCTTAATAGGCTCGTTTACCCATTCCCAAGATCAACGATTATAGGTCAACATTGTACTTCTGCTTTTTCTAGTGGTTTTTTGGAATTACGCTCAGATAGATTTATCGAGATTCATGGCGATGTGTCTTATGTCACGCCTCTTTTAGATAGTACTTCTGAACCATATAAAATACAAGAAAACACGTATGGTTTCGACTTCGAATTTAGAAAAGATATCCTTTTATCTTATCTTCAGAGTTATGGGAGATTGAATCTTACTGGCAAAGTAGGTGATCGTGGCCTACAAGGCGATGCTGGGATTCCTGGTGAAAACACTATATTATCTGGTCCGCAGGGCACTAAAGGTGCTAAGGGGGCCGCGCCAGCCACTAAATTAGCATTATCATCAGAAAGATTCATCGTCTCTCAAAATCCTAATTCGAAGCTTGTTATAACTGACTTAGAAATCGTCGATGATCCAACGAAACCAAACAATTATAGTATCTTACTGACCCGAAAAAGTCTAGGCAAAGTAGATTCTTCTGCTAGCGAGTTTTATGTTACAAGAAATGAAAGCCCTCTTATTTTAGTGACAGACGGTGTGGCAGTAGGCGATGCTACTAATATCTCTACCAATGTAGCTGTTAATAATAGCATAGAATTTACAGGCTGCTTGAACGGCGGAAGCAATGCCATGCAGCCGGCCTATTATGTAAATCTTAATCTTATTACCGATCCTATTAAGAATCTTTATGAACGAAAAGTAGAATATCTTCGCAGTAGCTATGAAGCTGTTGTAGAATTTTGGCTTGTAACTATGTCTGATCTTTTCGAAAAGCAAAAACAGGCATTATGCTGCGCCCTTCAATACGTTGAATCGGCGACTAGAAATATTGACACTAGGAAGCATATTGAAAGCGTTGCGGCGGCGGCGACAGCCGGAGGCGCTAAGGTAGTTATGCACGGCCGAGATAGCACCGAAGCGGCGTTTGCCTCTGGTACTTCATTGCTGAGTTCATTAGATGCTCCAGACCACACTTCTGCTGGTGCTCCTGATATGTGCTTTGATGGTGGCACTTTCCCGCAATACCCAGCACCAACACCTGGTAATCCACCTCCTACACCGACGGCTACGCCCGTAGCTAGCCCTACGCCAATTACTCCATCCCCTTCTACGGTCCTTAATTGCTTTACGGATTGGCCGGGCGGTAAACAATTGATTGGTAGTGGTTGCTCAGTTCGTGGGCTAACATCGAAGGCCGTATCAAATCCAGCCAATACGGTATTTTGGCTATCCGGCATTATTGGTCTACCGATGGAAAAATCAGTGTTTTATGAAGAAGGAACCGCGTATACTAAATTTAGAATCGGAGAATTCGTAGAAATAAGCGGTGGCTTAGCTGACTTAAAGGGTATGTACTATTTATCTGGTATCGCATATAGTGGTACGCATATCTATCATGAAATAGTGTGTAATAAACCAGTGCCACCTCCAACGGCTTCTCCACCACCGACACCTACTCCTACTCCTACTCCGACGCCAACACCTACACCTGCACCGACGCCAACACCTACTCCGACGCCAGCAGATTATTGTAGTAAGTCGATGCCTGGTGGGTTTGGTGAACGTTATGTCGCAGTTGGCTATACCCTACCTAAAGGCACAAAAGATTGGGTATATGGCGATAATGCTAAAGGATATTCTGTCGATTCTAATATTATTTTGGCTTGCGTGCATTCAGGACTTCTAAGGCTAGGCGAAAGCGCTAACATTAGAGTAATAGATTTCGGATACCTTTCTAGTTTTACCGGTTCTACAGCAAATGGTGTTACCAGCAGGAGTTATCCAGCTGAATTCTGCGGCTTCACTTTATCTCTTGCTTCAGCCCCAGCGACGCCGATTCCAACGGCTACTCCAACGGCTACTCCAACTGAGGCTCCAACGCCTACTCTCCAACCTACTTGCTATGGTTTAGACATCTATAAGGATGGCATTAGAATAGGACAAAATGATAGCATTGTTGATATTATACCTGGCAACAGAAGGTGGCCTGTAGGCAGCGGCGGATATTGGGGAGGCACAAATGTATACGGCAATAATAATGATGGCTATTTGCACTCATCAGACATTCTTGGGTGTTGCGTGCATGCGGGGATTATTAAATTAGGTTCTTTTGCTGCAGTTAAGATCTTGGTGCAGAATCTCGAACGGCGATATACCTTTGTGGGGTCTCAGGGTAGCGATGGTTTAATGTCGTTGAGTTATACGCCTAGCTATAGTACTTTAGGGTGTGCTATTCGTGTATTATTGGCACCACCGTCGGCCACCCCTGGGCCTATATCGACGCCTACAGCGACACCTACCGCAACACCCACCGCAACACCCACCGCAACACCTACAGCGACACCTACCGCAACACCCACCGCAACACCTACCGCAACACCTACTGCATCACCAACAGCCACACCTATAAACAGTGGTCCTTGGCCAACTGCCACAAGCAGTGGTGGTGGCTCAGGGTGTAAAGTTTATAGATATGGCTTAATTATCATGGATTCAGATCAAGCAACTATTAGCCAGAATCTTGATGGTGTGCGCAGAGCTGGCGATATCTCGGGCCAGCCTGCTAGGAAAGTGCTTTCTTATTATGGCGACGTTAATCCTAACCCCATTTGCATAGTTGGCGATCCTTTATTGATAAATAATTGCGCCGGTGGCGCTTCCTCAGGTCGCTATATAGTGAGAAAGGTTAGAAGCGCGGCAGAAGCTAATGCCGTTGGTCCGATAAAATGGTTTTACGATGTTGAATGGTCGAGCACACAAACACTTTCAGCCACCATCACCGCCCTTTCAAGTGCCTTATCTTCGGCCACGATTTTCTGCGGCAATAAGTGGGATGCTTTTAGGATGCCAAGGTTTTTCAGTTATATCGATACTTGTTTTGGCCAAAACAAGTTTTATTCAGTTGGCGTAACCGATACTAAAGAGCAATATGTAGTTTCTTCGCAAAATGCTATAGATTGGGCTGGCACATCAAGCCAGCGCTATTCTTTAAGACCAAGACCAAATGGGAAGGTTGGTTTGGTCGTTAGCCCTAATAAAGTGTTATACTTTGGCTATTCGATGAAAGTCGTCGATACTGTGGAGCAGCTTGACACATATGGTGTGATATACTCTATAGACGGTGGTGCTAGTTTTACTTTTCAGAGGTTAAATGATATCGATGACAATGCAGAGTTAGTTCAAGAGGCAAAATACGGCAACGACATTTATGTTGCGGCAGCTTATGCTTATAACCCGACAAAGGAAGTACGTCCGAAAACCAGAATACTTCGCTCTAATGATGG